TGGGCATACTTCCATACACTTTATTCCACATTCAGGCCCACAAATACACTTCTCTTGGTCAATACAATAATAACCTCCTACTTCATAAATTGCTTCCTGTGGACATTCATCCACACATTGCCCACACGAAAGACAATAATCTTGATAAATACAAGCTGTTACCGACATATTAATTCTCCTTCACTTAAATTTTACTTAAATCTTTTATTTCAAAATCAATGTATTCTCGTTTAGCAGCTTTCGTAATATAATTCAGATATGTTTGGCTTACATTACCATAAGCATAATTATGAATATAAAGTTTATCGCCTTTCCAAAATCCAATTTTAGTGTATGAACCTATTAACACTTTCCCACCAGCCGTTGATTCAACTGAAAACCCTTGAGATTTTTTTATAGCCGTTCCATTGAAATTTTTAGCAAGAAATTCATCAAATACTTTTTTATCTTTAGGCTTTAATGTATATCCAGATACTTCAATTATTTCTTCTCTTATGATTTCTTTAAGTCGTGAAAGTTTCATATTTAATCTCCAAATCCGGACATATCATCCATAAAATAATCTCTGGCATCACTTAATGCAATGTTAGCCTTTTGTAATTTCGCCCATGTTGATTTTGAATATTTTTTAACACTCGTTTTAATCTTTTCAAATCGGAGAATTATATCTTGTAATTCATCAAAATCTTTGTTAGCCTTCTTTAACTGGTTATTATCAAAATCTTCTTTGATGAAATCTTCTTCAATATCATTACCTTGATCATCCATTATCTTTTCACCAGCTTCATTAAACTGTCCAGGCAATCCTTTGAACTCAAAATTGTCGTTGTACTTACGAGTTAAACTGTCAATTCTATTAACAGGAAGCAATGATGATACCATTATCATACCTTCATCAATTTTTTTCTTTTTCTTAGCCATTTTTATCTCTCCTATTATTCGCCACAGGCTTTAATGTAGTTTTCTTTATCAAATTTTGGATTGTCAGATTCAAACATATCAGCTAATTTATATACAACATCTCTAACATTCCGTGATTCTTTTAATATCTTAGCTACAGCATTATAATGTTGTTTAGAAAAGGCAGCTTCATTTATCATATTACCACGATCATCCATTATCTTTTCGCCAGCTTCATTAAACTGTCCAGGTAATCCTTTGAACTCAAAATTGTCGTCAGGGCGAGGACCTGTCAAACTATCAATTCTATTAACAGGAAGTAATGATGATACCATTATCATACCTTCGTCCATTTTTTGTTTCTTACTCATTTTATTTTCTCCCTATTACATGTTTGATTGTATATTAAACTTTTGTTGAATATGCATATCTATGAATATTTTCCATCAAATCTTTGCCAGTTTTCAACTTATATTTTTTCAGCATTTTTTTAACATCTTTTGTGAATTCACCAAAGTCATCTGAATGTACAAAGGTTATCTTATCCTCATTAATTTCCCCATCAGTAATCCGATAATCTTTCCATTGAGCATTTATATTATTATATAATCCATTCTTTTTCATTAAAAATCTCCAAGTTTAAATAATGAGGCTTATAAAAAGCCTCATTAAATTATTCTACAGCTTCTTCTTCGTCGTCGCCACCGAAAAAATCTTTAATGAAAAACCACATATCAAGAGCCAATGTTGTTGCACGTTCAACATATGCTTCTGCTTCTTCATTATCAATATCAAATTCGTCAATTACATATTGTTGCAATTCTTCACGCTCAGCAGCATCCAAATCCAATAATTCTTTGACTACATCATCAGCACCTGAAATACCTGCAAATGCAGATTTAGCAGCTGGTAAAAAATGATAAATATCACCGATACTCCATTCGCTGTCTTCCGTTGCTAAACTAAATCCTTCACCCAAATCAGTGATAAATTTAATCAGTTCTTTTGTTTCTTTAATTCCTAATGCCATAATTATTCTCCTTTATTTGTTTAACCCTTATTTTTCATCATTGTTCTAAATTTACCTTTTCCACGACTTACAGAAAATTCATTAGCCGCATCAATAAGTTTTCCATCACCATTTAATTTCGCAAATTCTGTTGGATTTTCTCTCATATCAAATAACAATCCTTGTGCCAAAATTTTTGATAATAATTGTATAACAACTTCTGGTGAATTAACTGTAATTACTTCATCAAATTGTTTGTTTTTAACCAACTTTGAAACATTAGCTATAAATTTGTCAGTTATAATATGCGTTTTCATTACGGCAGTATATAATATCCTATATAAATTAGCAGCATTCTCTCCTGTGAAAAACTTTAATCCTACAGCAGAAGCAATTTTCTTAAATTTACTGTTATTTTTCAATACCTTCAACATAGCAATTGCTGAATCAGATTCTAAATTTAACTTTGGAATTGTCGTAATGGCTGATTCAACCATTGCTTGAAGTTCTTCTTTTATCATTTGTCGTAATTCAGACTTTTTCATTTTATCTCCCGATATCTTTTCTTACATCATCAACAGTAGCTTTATCTTTTGAATTCAACTTTTTGTAAATGGTTTTCCATTCTTTACTATCAATGTCATATTGTGGTTCAGATAAATCTTTATGATTCATAAAAAATCCATCAAATGAATTAATAGCCATATCTTTACCAGCTGATTTCAAAATAATCCAATCTGCACCTTCATTCAACCTTTCAATTTCTTCTCTTATTATATGTTGTAATTCAGATTTCTTCATTTTATTTTCTTCTATATATCCTTGTTTCTGTAACTCTTTCTTTGATGCCTCATATTTTTTCTTATTCTTAAAAATTCGTAAATCATAAAAAGGACTGCCATCTTTATGTGTTGCTTTTCCATCATAAAAGCTAATACTATATTTTGAATTACCTATATTATCCATAGTATAATAACTTTTTCTTCCCTTTTTTGGATTAGATTCGTTCAGTTTTTGTATTTCTTCTTTTATTATTTGTCGTAATTCAGATAGTTTCATTTTATTCCTCCATACCAATTAAGATTTCAGTTACGATTTCTTGTATACGACAATATCTGTTAGTACATACTTCACCATATTTATCAACAGATTCATTTACGGGATACATAAATGCACCCTGAGTCGACGGATTGCTCACCATATCAAATGCTAATAGTTCAAAATCATCTTGTACCTCAGCAGCTCCTTCTACGCCTTCCTGAACTGTTCCTAATCCCCTTGATGATATTCCAACTCGAACACCAGCCTTTAATAAAGATTCAAGTATCTTTCCTGCGGGTGTAGGAACAACCTCAACCATTCCAATTAAATCATCACCCTTCCAACCCATTTCAACGATAAGATGACTTACATTATTCAAATTCACAACAGAACTATCTGGATGATCTAATTCACCCATGGCACGTCGCTCGTTTACCATCTCCATATATTTCGTCGCCTCACGCTCTAAAATTGGTCTGGGATATACACGACCATTCTGATTCTTCGCGTTCGCACGTTGAAGAACACCTTTAATACGAACTTTTCCATCTGATGATTCGGTCATCGTTTCAAGCATCAATCCACCAGTTTCCAGTGGAATATATTCCGTTAATAATTGTTTATGCATCCATATTCTCCATTATTTATTATCCATTATAATCCATAGCCCATTTGTCGAAATCTTGAATAGCTTTTCTAATCGTATTCATTTCAGTAGAATAATCAGAAGAATCAATATGTTTATCCTCTAATTTACCAACTTCTTTTTGCCCAAAATTTTCGTATGCTCCCTTTGATTTCCATTTTTTTCCAAGTTGGGATTTGATTTTTTTAATGTCAACAGTCGCTTTAGAAAGTTTACTTTCCGTTAATTTTTGTAATTCTTCTTTTATTATTTCATTTAGTCGAGAACGTTTAATCGTCATTTTGTTTTCTGATAATTCAACTTTAATGTCAGAAAATACTTTATATTGAGGAATAGATATTTTCATATCATTCTTCAGATTAGTAGCAAAATCTTCTGCCTTTTTCTTATCCATTGGTTTACTAATTGTATCACGCTTATTGTTTTTTGTCTTAACTTTTGCGGTTACAATATATTTTTCTTCATTTAATTTATTTTCGTCAAGTTTTTTGATTTCTTTGTCTGTATATCCTACTGATTTAAGAAATTTCTTGGCTTCTGGTTTAGTCATTCCACCCATTACACTCGCTCCAACATCACTCATCTTTAATGTTTTTTTGGCTATTTTTAATTGATGTTTTTCAGGAACAGATAATTTTTTCTTACTTTCAGAATAAATCTTTTTCTTATATGCCTTTTCAGTTGACTTTTTAAATTGATTCGCTGGAAATGAACGACTATCTTCTTTATTACCATATATACCTTTTAAATAAATTCTATCACCTTCAATTTTATATATAGTACCACCAGCATTTTTATATTGTTTTGTTTTTCCAACTACAAAATCTTTTACTTTAAGCATTCATATTCTCCTTAAATCCAAATTTGTTTTTTCTTGAAAAGATCAAAGAATATAGCAGCGACTTCAGCGCGAATTATATCCTTTATTTCCGAATAATCTTTACTGGAAAGAGCTTCATTTAATTGCTGTTCTTCATTCATATTTTCAATTTCTTCTCGAATGATTTCTCGTACTCTTGATTTTTTCATTATATTCTCACCCCAACTATTATTAAAACCAGTTCTAAAATTATAAGTTTCAAGTTTTTTGAAAATAGCATCACTAATACCAAATGGAGCTTTATTCCAACTATAACCACCACCAGCATTCTCGCTCCAGTCCTTTGGGTTTAACTTGTATTGTTTTGAAAGGAATAACATTAACGAATGATCTATTGTACCACCATCAATTTGCCATTTATTACCTTTTTTAATAAATATCGGATTTTTTGTGATTTAATTTTTTATATTCAACCGATAAAAAATTTAATATATCCTTGTGTACCATACTTAATTCATTACCTGTAAAACTTAATTCATCTAATTCTTCTTCAGCGCCTAAATCTAATTGTCCTAATCCCTTGCCATCCGCACCCTTTACCATAAGAGATTGACGACTTCTTGGCATACCCTTCATCATAAGAGTTTGACGACCACCACGTAATGCTTCTAATAATTTAATCATCTTATACCTCGTCTAAATATTTGCCGTCGTTTGATACCGACACTGATATTACAGCCTTTGGATATTTTTTCTTGAAGGCTTTTACTCCAGCATCATTTAACCACATCACATGTTCTTTATCATGTTTTTCATAAACCGTAATACTATATTTATATTCTGGTGTCCATTTAACGTTATTTTTTATTTTTCCTTCAATAAGAGTTTTCAATTTTATCACTTAAAATCTCCGAATTTTTTCTAACAGTTTATGAATGTGTTCAGTGATTTTATTTAAATCAGTCTTTGTTCTTTTCCAATATGCCTGTCCTTCAATTCCTGATTCAGTCTTTAGTCGTAAATTAAGATTGATTTCTTTATTCAATTCTTTTAATGAACTTCTCATTCTCTTTAATGATTCACCAATTTTCTGTTGAGTATTTTTTGAACCATCATCTCTATAAACTTGATATGCACCTCGACGATTTTCATTCATTTGTTTCTCCGATTTTTTCCCTACCCAATTTGATCTTACATCTTCATCCTCTTCTAATTCATCAGCATCATCTTCATCCCACACAGTTTCCCAACCTAATTGACCTGTAGTTTTCTTATGCCAATTGTCCTTCCTTGCACGACCACCTTTACCAACAAATGCTGCAGGTGTTTGGTAACTATCTCCGCCAGCCATACCATTTACTGAAGTCGTTTCTTCAATATCAACAGGCTCTTCCATAAGTTCCTGTATGGCATCTCTAATCATTTGCCGTAAAACATTTTCATTATATATCGACTTCGCTCCACTCATAACTTCATACCATCCACCTCGATTAAAATCTTCCCATGTTTCAAATGATGTTTTTCCAGCATCATTCTTGAAATTAAATCCTTTAGAAGTTACCTTAGTAATTTCGCCATTGTTATTCTGAAATTGTAATTTGAATCCTTTTTTTATTTGTGACTTTTTTACTTTACGAATATTAGCCATTTATTTTCTCCGATGTGGCACGTTTTACTTCTTTAGTCAATTCAAAGTATTTCATCAATTGAACCAAATGATCATCCTTGATAGCACCCTTGTCGTGTTTTAATTCATTTATGTGTTCTATCATTCCTTCAACTTTTATACGAGTTCCAGTATCTTCAATCTTGGAAACATTTTCAGAAAGTTCTGCTTTTATTTCATCTATTTGAGTGTTTATGAATACACGAAAGGACGCTACATCTGTAGCATTGTAAATGAATTCTCTTAACAAATTCTTTTGACGAATATCAAGTGATTGATATTTTTTATTAAACTTTTCAATCATTAAACTATAAGCAAGTTTTTTCAAATCATCACTTTGTTTACGGTATTCATCAAACATTGCATCATTAACTTCAGGAGAAATAACAGGTTTATTACTGATTCGTTCTATTAAAGTTTGACGACATTGAATTTTTTCCAAAGGCTGTAAGTCGCCTTCAGTACGCAATGACGCTTCAAATAATTTATACACAGAAGCAAGTTCTTTGTAATTTGACAATTTATTCTTAAAAAATTCGTCTATGTTAAAATTATCCTTGATTTCTTTAATAAGATTATATTTCTCTTTTTTGAGAGAAGAATTAATCAATTTAGTACGAGCAATCAGCGTTTCGTCTATAAGTTCTGTAGCACGGTTTTCATTTGAGAATTTTGTTTCCATTAAAGTTTTGTATAACTTTAACTCTCGACTCAAAGGCCTGTCCTTGCCAAAATATTTTTTCACTAAACTTATCGCTATTGACTCGTCTTTCTCGTTAAGAACATCAGATGTAGTTTGTCTTACAAGTAATTCAAATAATAATCCAGTATTCTTAAACTTGGAATGTTTAATCCTCTTTATTTCATTGTCCATTCATTTACTCCTTATTAGATTATGTCTAATAAATTGATACTATATTTTCATATATAAATATAAAATTTCAATCTTTTAATTATTTTTTTGATTTTTCTTCTTTATTTTTCTCATCTATATTTATATGATTGGCCTCTTCAATTTTTGAGTCAATCTTAAAATAATTTCTCAATTTCGCTAAATCAAGTTCAGAAATTGGAGGTCCATCATCTTCAGAAATAACATCCTTCCCCTTTCCTTTCTTAGTCATAACTTCTTTACCGAGAATTCCTTCAGCACGTTTTCTTTTTCGCGATAAATGTTTATCTTTATTTGCATCATATGTTCCATTCAATTCATTATCTAACCTAAGTATATTATCATAATCCTTTTTCCCAATAGGATCTTCGCCAAATGGTTCATCTTTTTTCCTTGTCCGTGCAGAAGCACCATCTCGACCATCTCTATCATCTTCATTTTGATTCAAATTATAGTTTTCGTTTGATTCACCTTGATCAAATCCTTGATTAGTTTCAGCCGGGTCATTCCCTTCTTGCTCAATTTGTTCCAAACGATATAATTTCTTTTGATCCTCAAGAACATGCTTTTCTTCTTCATTTACATCATCAGCAGTCATATTAAATATATTTTTGTAAATCCATTTTTCGCTTAACATTTTGAGATCCTTTATATCACGAGCTAAACCAGCCTTAGAATTCCAAAGTTCAATTTTTTCTTGTTCGTAAATAATGGATGGATTGGTTAATTGTAAATCAAAATCAACTAAATCATTACCCTTAAACCCTTGAATGTATAAATGAATTAAGCCTACTTTATATAATTCAGAAACAATTATCTTTTGAATCTTTTCAACAGTACGAGCAAAACGAACATCTTCAGCTGCAAGAGTTGCTTTTGAACCAATTTGTTCTTCGTATCCAAGAAAAGCCTTCGGAATTTTTAGTGACGCCATCATCTTGTTTCTTAAATATTCAATATCTTCAATAGCGTTATATTCAAGTCCACCAAGATTATCTATGTCTGTACCACTGTCTCCACCACGTACAGGAAGATAAAAGTCTTCAGTCATATTTTGTAAATTAAATTTAAGATTGTAGTCGCCAGTTTCAGGGTCAATATATGGAACTTTTTTTACCTGAGCGATAATTCGTTTCATATAAGCATCAACTTCATTAGGTGCAATGTTACCCACATCCACCTTGAATATACGACGTTCAGGAGCTCTCATGATACGATGAATTAACATAGCATCTTCCATAAGAATTAATTGTTTCCATACCCTACGAGCACCTTCAACCATTGATTTACCATAAGGCAACCAATTAGAATCTGTAAGTAAACGGAAATGAGCAACTTCAAAGTTTTCCAACATTGCTTTCCCGCCGCCACCTTCCATATAAAATCTAACGATGTTGGGTTTATTTGGATCTTCGCCTTCAACTCGTTTTACTTCATATATAGGCAATGGAATAACATTTGTAACACCATAACCTTCAGCCAAATCTAATTTAAGGAAGTAATCACCATACTTACACATACCACGAACCCATGTTGGAAGTGTAAATTCCAGATTCAGTATTTCATAAAAAAGGTTTTCTAAAACTTCCCGAACTTTCTTACTTCCAGCTCGTACTCTAAGAATTTCACCGGTTTCATTCTTCATTGTCGTTTCTTCAGAATAAATATCCAAAGCAGACGAAATAATAGCATCTGTATCCATTACTTCATAATCACGAAATAATTGAAGTCTTTGTGACTCCATTCCATACAATGCTTGTTGCGATGATAACCGATAATTCAGCGTAGAATACATCCGAGTAAATCTATCATTCTGGGACGCCATTCCAAATTTCTGAATTTGATCAACATCAATAACTTTTAACTGACGACCACCGATGTTTCTTACAACAACGTCAGCCGAAAATAATTTCTTTAATCGTCTATATACTTGTGATTCTGCCATACTTACCTCTTATATTATTTCACCTAAATATAAATATCTATTTATTATATATTTGGTATCAAATCGTTACCAACTTAGTTCCAGCCTTTGGCTTGAAATTCTGTTTCTTCATCACCGTTATTATCGTAAATTCTAATACATCATTCTTTTCTTTTAATACGCCAACCAAATTTAAGTTCGTCTTTGTATCCTTTACTAAAATATAATCACCAACATCTATGTCGTTGGCTACTAAATCACGGGTTATCGGCTCAATTGACCTCTGTGCTACAGCTAAAATTTGTTTGTCAGTTATTTCTTCTTCATGTCTAAACTGCTGATCTCCAGCATGAATAGTTTTATCAAGCTCTATCGTTACATTAATTTTCCTTGATACTTTACCTATATTCTTTTCTATTAAAGGTTTTAATCTAATCATTTTTATTTTGCTTTCTTAAAAAATTTCGTCCACTTTGATGCATTCTTAGATTTGCTTGAACCTTTTTTGAATACATCGTTTGGTAATCCATTTTTGTATTTTTTCATAAGTGAATTAAGCTGTGCTTCTACATCACCACGACTTCTATCTAATTCACCAGAATCATAGCCATTTGTTCCAAGTATAATGTCATATTCACTACCAGCTTCATGCCAAATAAATGAATTAGATTTTTTATGAAACCAACCCCAATCACCAAATTTGCTCACTTGTTCCCATTCTCCAAATGATTTTGCTTCTTGTAATTTTTCTACAAATTCTGTGCGAATCATTTGACGAATAACTTCTCGCAATTTATCTTTTTCCATATTAATATCCTCCATATTATCTTTTAATATCACAGCATACTTTTGCCAATCTGTAGGAAGAATTACTGCTTTATCAGTCGGCTTATTCTTCAATACCTTAACTCCATCAGGAGTAAAAAGAAGAAATTTATCAGCCTTTGCCATTTTACCAATTATTCCTTTTCCGCTCAAAAAAGACTTTGCTAATTTTTTCTTTTGATCTTTTGGAATAGGCATTTTTTCTATTTGAAAATCAATTTTGTTTATATCCCCAGTAGCATAAGCAGCGTGAGGTAATTCAGTTATTAATTTCATAATCTCATTTCACCCATTATATTTTTTACATCTTCCAGTGGTATATTAAATTCTTTTTGGATTTTAGTCTCAATTGATACTTTTTTATGATCATGTAAAACTTTATCCAATTTACTTTTTGCTTCGCGAATAATTTCCATCACTTTATTATCAGTATCCATCATTTACCTCCTACTTAATCCAAATGATTTACGTTTTGTCATTGAAAGTTTTCTTTTACGATTTGATTGAGCTTTTTTAGCCTTACGTTTCTTGGCTCCCTTTCGTTGCCCAATCTTTCGTTTCATCTTCTCTCTTGCTGACATTTTTTTGTATTTGCCACCAACAACTTTATATCCGGGTTTCTTTTTCTTTTTCCGAATTTTTTTCTTGTTCCGTATAACATATTCATAACCAGCTTCTATAAGTAACTCTGGATTTGAATCTATAAGTATATCCATCATTTTTATACTCATTATAGATATTCCTTTAAGTTTATATTTTCTTTTCCAAGTCTATATTTCCACTGAGCCCCAGCCGTTGCATCTCCAGGACGATAAATTCCTTCAAATTGAGGAGCCTTTCCAATCTTACTTAACATCATTTTGGTCAAATCAATTCCTTCTTGTCGTAATTTTAATGCTGTGTCTCTTACCCATAAAAATATACCCAATGCCATAACTAAATCATCATTACGACCACTTTGAGCCTGTGCTTTTCCATCTTTCCATATAAAAGTTTGTAATTCATTTAATAACCGATGAGAATGAATTGTCATGCTTGATTCACCCTTGTCCATATTTATTTCCTCGAAATAAGTTTCAAGTTTAGAAATAAGTAACGGTCTGGTTCGTTGTGTCGTTCCAAAACCAGGTTTTAATTTTCTTTCTTGTGCATTCACTTTATTGGTGAGTTGTCGTTGTACATCAACATATTGTAAATCATTTGATGAATAAAAAAGATTTTGATAATTTATATCAATTAACTCTTGAACCGTATCCCAACCGATATTTTCACGTTCAACAATTATTAAGGCATTATTATATTCTATTCCGAGAGCGGCTAATAAACGTCCATAATCACGAGTTCCTATTTGACCCTTGTATTCAGCCACTTGTCGTAGGTTTTCTACATCAAATACTTGACATGCAGAATAATCACTGCCATCTCCACGGGCAACGTCAGCAGCAATTACATACGAAGTTGAATAATCTGGATATTCCCAAATCCAAAGTCCTTTGTCAATTGAACGTTTTTCATTTGGTTCTTTGGCAAAAGTTTCTTTGTAGTATTGAAGAATAGCCATATCAATTACAGTATTACCAGATGTTAAAAAGTCAGTATCACATTCCTGTGCTGCCTTCCTTGAACCAAGCTTCTTATCTTGTTCATCACGCCATGATTGATCACGTTCAGGATGTAATGTCCAATGAAGTTTGATTGTGTTAAATCCATTTACACCTTCTTCAGCGTCCAACCACATTGAATGAAACCAATTACCCATACCATTTGGCGTAGATAAAACAATACAATCACCACCAGTAGCAAGTGTTTGTTGTGACGCTGTCCAAATTTCATCTATTTTATCAATAAAAGCAGCTTCATCCATAATCAATAATGATAATGCTTCAGAACGAGCACGTTCAGGAGCACTTGAAATAGCAACTACACGAGAACCATTTTCTAATACTAAAGACATTTTATTATCTTCAGAAGCAGGAACTCTTAGCCACGATGGTAAATTTTGATACATAATTCTGATTTTTGTGATTAAATTTTTAGCAACATCTTTTCCAGTAGCAATAACAAGCACTTGGAAATCTTCTTGGAATATCATACGCCATAAAGCATATGACGCTGATAATGTAGATAAACCCAACTGTCGAGATTTGAGTATAATGTTATATCTATTATTCCTAAATTCGTCTAAACAAGTTTCTTGAAATGGATATAATATAAACGGTATCTTCCCTTTCGTCGGATGTTGAATTAAACAATACTTCTTCATAAAATACTGAGGACTCTCAGCACATAATTTATATTGCTCAGCTATAATTTCTTTTAATGTCTTTTTTTGTACTATTGAATTACCCATTATCCCCACCTATAATTATCCGAATAAAAGAAACACCAATGCGGTGGCTACAATACCACCTCGGTATAACCATATTTCAAGTTTCTTCTTTTTAACTTCTTTTTCCATTATCTTAACTTGTTCTTTGCTCTTATCTAATTGTAAATTTTTATTCACTATAATGCTATCAGCTAACTGATTAGCATCCCTAAGAACTAAAACTTCTTTAGTAAATACTTCAACCCGTTTTTCATATAATATATTCAATTCTTGGCATGCAGCTAATGAAGAATCTGTCTGTAAGGCAGTTTCTCTTATTAAATTCCAATCATCAATATCAACAGGTACTGTAATCTGAGAAAAACCCATTCCCATAAATAACAGCAAAAATATAAATTGTTTTATCATTATTATTCTCCATACTTATCAAAGATATTTTTCATTTGATTACGCTTAATATCCAAATTCTTTTGCTTCTTCTTAGCCTTCTCAATTGCTTTATCAAGTTCAGTACCCACTCCAGCATATGAATCTGCGCTATCTAACAACGCATTACGTTTATCTTCTTGTACTCCAATATCATCCTCAATGGCTTTGATTTCGTCGTCAAGATCATCTATACGCTTCTTTATTTTATCCTTTGATAATAAAATATAAATCGCAATAACGCCAATGAAAATTAAAGCAAGAGAAATCCAATTCCAAAATTTCTTCCAATAATCCATAACTTTACTCCTTTATTATATACTCTAAATTTAACTTGTTCATGAATCAGATTTCCAAGTAAATTTAGGATTTATTTCTTGAGCCAATGCAAGAACTTTCTTGACAGATTTTGTATACGGTTTACGATTTGTCTTACACAAATCCTTGCTTCCTTTTTTATATAGAACAAAAGGTTCTCCGCTTTCGTCGCTTTTTCCAGATTTGTCTTGTCCGTTAAAAGCAATTTTTGTGTGGCTGAAAGTCGGTTTACCAAGTCCATCTTCACTCGCCACATTTTTTGCAACTATCTTCTCAGCTCCATCTACTAATTCCCTCCATTGCTTTGAACTAAACGAGTATTCATCCCAATAAATTGTATAACCTTCGTGTAATAACTTTCCTTCTCGGAGAAGTTTTTTCCATTCAGTCTGTTTCATTATTATCTCCTTCTGATTATACTGTTGAATTAGTATCAGCACTACCTTTTTGTAAAATACGTTTTTTCGCACGTTTAAGAGATAATCCACCTGGTACATCTTGGAACATAACAAATTTCAATTCTTCCCTAACAAGCTTACGCACATAGGCTTCAGTCTTTGCTTCAGCAGCAAGCATTTGGTCACGTTTTTTTGCTTTAACTCTTTTCAATGGATTACCAGCAGCTGGACTTACAGGTTCCAATGTTTCATTTTTACCCTTCCAATTCTTTTCAATATAGGCAAAAAATTCTTTTTTCTTAGCATCATCAAGATCAGCTGGTGATTTAGCACCAAAATCAGCCAATGTTGCTTTGAAGAATTTTTGGTATCCAGATTCTTCTTCTTTAAGAACTCCAGCGATCATTTCTTTAAGTTCAGACATTTTAATTTTCATTGTATTTTCTCCTTGTTTATTTTCTACTAATCCTAATACATTTATATGTGGAATCATTATACTATTTATTAAATATTCTGGTTTTCCACTAAAACCCTTTTTAACCTTAGATACATATCCAGTTTTAGGTTTACCTTTTTCAGCCTTTGATTTCGCTAACATCGGACTGGCACCAAAATTAATTTGATAATGAACCTTGTCGCCTTTTTTATATCTGGGTTTTTGAGTATATTTCACTGTTTATCTCCTATCGCACTATTTCATGTTCTTTACAATAATTCATGATTCGTTTTATTTCGCCGTCAGAAAAATCTTTACCATATACATTCTTAGCCTTACCCTTTCGTAAAAATTTTTCAAACCCACCATCAAATCTGCCTTTAGCCGCTTGAACAGCATAAGCAACATATTGTATTTCATCTTCATCTAATAAATTACCATTCGGTAATTGTAAATTGTCAACTCCAACCATTGCATCTTTGTAAAATTCACCTTGAGTCTTGAAACTCATTGTTGGTTTTTCTTCAGGTTTTGCTGCAGGTGGTTTTCCACCTTCAGGAGATTCAGCGTCCTTTTCCTTGTCTTCTTTTTCTTTCTCAGCATCACGCTTGTCAGCATCACGATCAGAATCAGCGGCTTGTTGCTTTTGAAAATCAAGCTTCTTTGTATCAAGATCCATCTTTTGCTTTTCTACATCCTGCTTCGCTTTATCTACCTTCTCTTTATCTTTGTCGTCACCTTCAGCTTCTACTGTCAACGAATTCTCATTGAAAATTTTATTCCATAATTTTTTATCCATTCTAATCCCACCATGCCTTTTTAATGATTTGTGCAGCCTTCTTGTAATTTTTTGATTTAACGGCTGCCCAATATTGTTTCTTTTGATTCAATCCCGCTCCACTTTTAAACCCACTCATAATACTGTCGGCTTTATCTTCACTAACTTTTATTAATTTAGATAATACATTAGCAACAGCAATATCAGCTCCAATATCTTCTCTTAATGAATTGTTTCTAAACATCTTATTCCACAGCTTCTTGTCCATCCCTATTCTCCAATGTTTCTAATGCTTTATTTATAAGTTCCAATTCACCTTCCCAAAATTCCTTCATCTTTTCAAAGTCATCGCCTTCCCACCGTTCCATCTTTCCATTTTCATTTGGATATTCAAGATAGCCCTTGTCAAAAGATTTTAAGTATTCTTCTATCTGTACTTTGGCGTCACCATAAAATCCTTCTTGTTTGGACTTTATATAATTATCTTCATATGCTTGATATGTTCCATCTCTCATCATCTGAGCATCTCTTTCAATTAAACAATCTAAACAAAACCCAAATCTATAAAAGACTTCAGAATCCTTTGACCTTTTCCCCATTATTGATTTACACTTAGGACAAAATAATGGTACTCTAATATCTTGAAATTTGGGAATACTTCGTGCAATAGCATCTTTCATTTCCCAAGCCTTACCATCGTTATCTATCCACTTTTCGCCTTCTTTTCGTGTAACTTTGCCCACACCATATCCAATCTGTATCTTTTCATCAGCCGTGTCATGCATAACTTCCTGTATCTTTTTTGGATATATCATACCCATTTTTCTACTACCCATATAAACTCCTTTATTGTTTCAATACTTTTTGAGCATTTTGAACTAATTTTTTATTATCAAGCTGAGCCATTTGTAAAAATACTTCAAACGGAATGTTTAGTTTTTCAAAATCTTTAGCACTAAAATTGCCTTTCTTATTAACAATAATCTGTGCTAGTTTTTTAAAATGATCAGGAACATCTTTTGCCTCCATCATCCCTAACTTTTTAGCAAGTTTAATTGCTTCCGGCTCATCAACCAATCCACTCTTAATAAGTTTGGTATAATATGCAGGATCTTCGCTTAAATGATCTAAAGCGATTTCCTTTGCTTTATTTACGTCAGTCGTGTGTTCCCTTTCAACAGCAATTCCTACTTCTAATTGTTTAGAACAAACTTCGCCGTCGCTCATACCATCACCTACACCACCAGGAATTTCATCTTCATCACACTGTTGACCTTTATTCAACTGACGACCTTGACCAGACCCATCTTTCTTTTTAAGTTTAATTGGTTGAACTCCTTCATATAAAGCATCATTTACCAATTCACTGATTGATCCATTTAAACTTTCGAGAGCATCCTTAAAATATATATGTCCACCTTTTGAATACTTTTTCATCGTAGCCAATAATGGTTTAAGTTCTTTATGATGTTTTTCAAGTGTCGTATATAAACTTTCAGCCTTTTTGTTGATTTCATTCAACTTCTGAACTTCTTCTCGAATGATTTGTTTTAATTCAGACTTTATCATTTTATTCTCCCTTGTCGGCTAAAACTTCCACAATCATACTTCTTATTTTCTGACGAAGAACGCCTTCTTGAATTTTTTTCTTAGCAGCAGGCCATTCCTTCTTTACACGATTGAAAAATTCAGACCGCTTATCACCCAACTGTACTGGAGAAGTAACATCATATTCTGCCATTAAAGCCTTAAAAAATTCACGGTATGCTAATTGTAATTTACTTAATTTAACTTTTGCCATTATTATTCTCCTAAACTGTTAATTGTAAAGTATATAAATAATCAGGTGATCCTTCTTCTTTAACAACTTTAAATTGTTTTTTTAATTCCTTAATAGAAGGCAACTTCATTAATTTGAGATTTTCATCTACATCTTTTATCGTATTGCCCATATTACCACTATGTTCTATGCTTAAAAGTTTTCCTCGTTTTTTTAAATCAACGGTGGTAAATCCCACACTCTTACTATTTTTATTACCAAAAAAACTTTTAACATCAAATCCTTCGTTTACTTTCATCTTTTTCAATGTGTCTTTTACTATTTTACCTATAAAATCTATACGCTTCTTATCTTTATTTTTAATCGCTTTTTCAATCTCTTTATTCATATAAGCAATTGATTTATTAAAAGCATCTTCTTTAGCATCTTCATTTAATTTCTGAACTTCTTCTCGTATGATTTGTTTTAATGTAGATTTTTTCATTATGATTCTCCTATTTCCAATCTTTATCAGTTGGATAAATTACAGCACCCCATTTTTTAAAAACCGGAAGTTTTTTTAATGCTGCTTCAGCCTTAGAATCTGATAATCCACTAAATAAAACCACCTCTGGTTGATTTGACCATCCATATGCATTATCAGTCCAAACCTTTTTTGCACCAGCAGCTTTTAATGTTTTAGTGAATAACTTAATATCATATTTATTCGACGGAGAATCAAAAATAGAAGACCAGGATACATAAAGCGTTCCTTTTGGTGGTTTGGCTTCATTTAACTTCTGAACTTCTTCTCGAATGAGTTGTTTTAATTCAGACAATTTAATCTTCATAATTATTCTCCTGATTTTAACATGTTTTCATCTAATTTTTTCAAATGAAGGAAACCACGACCACTTGCAGATTTTGGTTCATATACAACTTGTATTTTTTTCGTATCTTCATTTATTACCCTCAACCATTGCCATCCAAGCCTATTCATTTGTTCGTTTATTTGCTTAATAACACTATCATGGCTGGCCGGGGCAGTTTTTTGACCAGATGCCCACTGTATACGATATATCGCATCTTCAGGAATTGTTACTTCTTTCTGTTCTGTCTTCAAACCAGAAAAATCTCCCTTTAACATATTTACCCAATTATTCATTTTCATTTTGCTTTCTCCTTATATATTATCTATCAAATCTACCTTTAGGTGAATGATATTTTGTGTCAATACGAACAGGTCCTCCACTTCCACGCTTTGGTTCATCAACATACGGATAAATTCTACCAAATTTATCAGCAATATCAGTTAATTCATGAGCATATTTATAAATGCGAGAATCATCTAATCCACTTGAATTTATAGTTCGATGTACCCCAAAATCATATGCCATTCGTTCCTCTCCTATATGCGGTTGTATATAATCCTTCGCTAATGTAAAAAATTTATTCAAATCTTTTTTAGCTTGATTTATGGATTTTTTGTCTATGTTACGAGGTTCGTATGCAGCATCTGATATTGAATCACCCAAATAATCTGTGTTATCTAAAAGAGCAGTTAAATACGACCTAAGCATTTTTGGCGAAATACCCTCTGTTACTAATGTATTCTCATTAAGTAATTTATTCCAAAGTGCATTGTTCATTCATATTCTACTATAATTCCATACATATAAATATAAACTTATTTTATTTACTTCAAATTCTTTCTGACAATATCTAAT